GGACTCAAGATCATATCAGGACTACACCACAAGTCATCTTGGTACGAGCAGCTCACCACAAGGCGGTGAAGGGAACGAACTTGATCAGACTGTGTGGTCAGGACATTCTTCAACGTCCAGATGAAGCCGCAGTTCAGTTGGCCTATCACTTGGAGACCTATGGTAAGGATACTCCGATACCCAATAGCCTGAAGAGGCTGTGGCGGAAGAAGCTCACTTCTCTAACTGAGTATGAGTTGGCCAAGTACAGACTCGAGGACAAGGAAGTCAAGCTGGTGGACGTAGTGAACCTGGTGCATCCAAAGAGTGAGGAAGTAGGCAAGTTAGTTCGCGGGGAGTTGAAGAACACAGAGACTTGGGAAGCCATCATCTCCAGCAAGGGCTCAACCAGGAAGACTTGGGAAGAGGCGCTGGAACACATGGGGCACATGGCTTTGCTCAGGAACATAAGGAACCTTCACGAGCATGATGTTCCTTACAAGACTTTCCTCAAGAAGCTAGTGGATGGGGCAAAGTATGGGAAGCAGTTGCCATTTAGGTACTATTCAGCCTTCAAGGCTTTGGGTGAGACTCCTGGTCCAATCCAGGATGCTATCGAGACCTGCATGGAGGTAGCACTGGGTGACTTGCCACGGTTTGAGGGGAAGGCGATGTTCTTGTGTGACAACTCAGGTTCTGCCTGGGGTGCAACAACTTCTTCTATGGGCACCATGCACATAGCTGAGATTGCAAACCTGACAGCAGTACTTGGAGCTCACCTGGCTGATGAGGGCTACGTAGGTGTCTTTGGTGATGAGCTCGAGGTTCTGCCTATTCGAAAGAAGGGTTCCATCTTTGAGCAACTCAAAGAGGTCACGGATAAGGGTCATGGCATTGGCGGAGGAACAGAGAATGGTATTTGGTTATTCTGGGACAAGGCCATCAGGAACAAGGAGCACTGGGACAATGTCTTTGTGTTCTCGGACATGCAGGCAGGTCATGGTGGGTTGTACGGTTTAGATCCTAGACAGTATCGTGGATACGCATGGAATGCTCACACAGATCATGCGCACATAGATGTTGGTAAGTTGATCAATGCCTACAGGGCAAGGGTCAATCCCAACGTCAACGTATACTTGGTCCAGGTAGCTGGGTACCAAGACATCATACTGCCGGAGTTCTACAAGAGGACATACATCTTGAGCGGGTGGAGTGAGGGGTTGTTCAAGTTTGCTCATCAGATGTCCAACATGATGGAACAAGAGCAGGCACAACAGAAGTAACAACTAGCCCGCAGGGAGACCTGCGGTCACGGGCCTGTAACTCAGCTGGGAGAGTGCCGCCTTTGCAAGGCGGAAGTCGCGAGTTCGAATCTCGCTAGGTCCACAGAGTGGTAGGGTGTACAACTTACTGCTTCTAGGCCACACGAAGGGGAGTGTGGATATCCAGATAAACTTCTGAGGGCTAGCCAGCCGCCTGGGCTTTTTGTCCGACAAGGCTGGTGTAATGGGTTAGTGCTCCTGGGAGAGCAGACAGCTTCCAATACTGTCGTACAGGGTTCAAATCCTTGCTAGCCCGCAACTTCCCCAGCCTGGCTTACACCAGGTTCTCCGTGGTGCCTTATGCTAGTCAGAAGCATCGGAGATCAAATGGGGGATGATGGAAGATGAATTGCCTGTGGAGGCAAGGCAGCCTTGAAAGCTGATCGTACCTTCGGGTATGGTGTTCGACTCACCCGTCTTCCTCAACACCTCACCAACCTGCAATAGAACTGTCAGGTCTCCCACCCGAAAGGGATACGATTCTAGATCGAGGGGGATAGAAAATGGTGAGGTTCATATGGAAGATGAACTAGGCAGGGACCTAGGACAGCCTGGAAAGCTGATCGTATCCCGAAAGGGTATGGTTTTCGACTAACCCGTCTTCCTCTAGATCGAACGGAAGGTGAACAGGGCAGGGCCCTGCACAGTTTCGAAAACTGCTGGTACCAGAAATGGTATGGAGATCAATACTTCCACCTTTCTCTCCAATCACTCCGTTTTTAATTGAGTCATGAAGGGTAGAGATGCCATTAAAAGATCCAGTAGAAAGAAGTAAGTATCAGAGTAAGTGGATGGCCTCTAGAAGGGCTGCGTGGTTCGCAGACAAGGTTTGTGCCATCTGTGGTTCCAAGAAAGATCTACAAGTAGATCACGTAGACTCAAAAACAAAAGATCCTATCCTTATCAAAAGGCGCACGGGTAATATATGGTCTTGGTCAGAAGATAGGCTAAATGCAGAGTTGGCCAAGTGTCAGGCACTGTGTAAGGCGTGCCATCGTGCTAAAACTAGGCAAGAGAACCTATCTACTGAGCATGGTACTGCGGGTATGTATAGACAGCGGCGGTGCAAGTGTGAGCTCTGTAGAGAATGGAAGAGACAACATCAAGGAAGGTGAAGCCGACGGGGTCGGCCACTGCTTCGAAGGCAGATGGGTCTGAAAGGACTGAGTTTCGAGTACTCCGCCTTCCTCTTCCGGGAAGAAAACTAGTCGGGGACTAGAGTGGCCTGCTAAGCCATCTGCACCCGTAAGGGTGTGTGAATCGTGCTCACTTCTTCCCTCTACGGCGCTGTGTCCGAGTGGTTTAGGTACTTCTCTGCAAAAGAAGATACGAGTGTTCGATTCACTCCAGCGCCTCTAGGAGGATCAAATGGGTAATAGCACAGGTGAAGTCTTCCCTAGTCAGCCCTGAAGAAGGGCTAGCCGGGGAAAGGCTCAAACAATGGATCGTGCAGAAAGAAGAAGACGGGACGAGAACTACGTTTACTGGATGGTGGATAGATACTGGTCAGTTTGTCCGCGAGATAAATGGAAGTGGCCACATAGGTTTCTCACCAGGAAGCGGGGACTAAAGAAGGACGGGGAGTGGAAGTGTCACCACTGTAGCAAGAAGACTCCTGGTAAACCGAAGGTTCCAAGAGGGGCATGTGGGCTTGGTATGGACAGGTCACCAAAGCGCGGAAGAAATCGGTGGAGGTTAGATCTAGATTTGTATGAATAAAAACTGTTGAGCAAACACTCCCGGCACGCCCTTGGGTGGTTCCTAAGAAAGCACTGGGAGCAACGTGGCCAACGGGTCTGTGTGGTAGTAGTTCCTAACCAGTCCTCTTTGCCACACAGTTTGTGCCCAAGGTGTTTTCGGTTGCATACTTGCTTGCCAGGCAAGGGGAACGGATTCGACTTCCGTTGGGCACTCAAAGGAGATTGTCAATGGCCAAAATTCTAAGAGGACCAAGAGTCTACTACGCAGCTGGAATTAGGACCAAATGTGAGAATTGCTGTGGAAAAGGAAAGTTTGAGGGTAGAGCATGCTTCTATTGTGGTGGTAGTAAGAAGATTTCTCAGTTCTGCCCGATATGTGGAGAGCCGGCAGTTCAGATAGAACATAGAGGCCCGGAAGGTAGGAAAGGTTGGTATGTGTATCTATGCGAAGAGCATAGAACAAAAGTATTTGAGCCAACCAAACCTGAGTCTACTGGAATCATAAATGATCTCTTCACCCAGAAACTGGATAGCAGCGAAGGCAAAGAGAAGATTGCAGAGTACGCTGGTACGTACATACGAGATAGGCTGCGTATGGTTTCTTTTGCAAGAAAGATCGAGCCTCCCAAACAGTGTACTACAGCTGACCAGCCACGTAGTGTTAACCCAGATACTCTAGTTAAGATCGTAGATGTAGAACCACAAAGTAGGGCTTCATCTACTACATACAGAAGCACAAAGGAACGGATACTGAACGATCTGTTCAAGAGTTAGAGAATGTGCCCGTAGTCTAATTGGATTAGGCATCTTCCTCCTACGGAGAATTATGTAGGTTCAAATCCTATCGGGCACTCCAGCACCATTAGCCTAATAGTGAGGCGGCGGCCTTCCAAGCCGTCCTAAGCGGGGGCGGTACCCGCATGGTGCTCCATTCCTGGTGGCTCCTGTTCTACTGATCCCTCCAACTGTTTGTGTCGATTCCAAGTCTAGAGCCCAGGCGCAAACAGATGCTTCAGTATGGGCAGGAGCCAGTAGCGTGCCGATGAAGCACATTAGGCTGTGCACCCCGTTGGTATCGGGGAGGCAGTCAGTTCGAATCTGATCATCGGCTCTAACCTGGTCCAGCCACCTGCACGGTGGTGAGGGTAAGTTGCTGCGGAGCAGCCGCCAGGCTTATGTCTTCTTGAGTACCAAACAACCATAAGGAGATTTGATGCCGAAACAGAAAAGCAAGAAACGGGCTGAGAAAAGATCAATTACTGAGTACAAGGATAAGGTGATTCCCACTGTGTACAAGGCTTTATGCAAGGGTCTGGTGAGTAAGGACGAAGTAGATATTCTGCTCGAGGTGTTGGAAGATCATATCGAGGGAATGCACAATGCTGATGCATGGACAGATGAAAGACCTGCCACAATCTTGTATCAGGAGCTTTGGTTAAAGGATAAACGGAAACCTGTCAGTCATTTGGCTAAGTTGAAGAGCATGGCATCTGATTTCGAGGACTACAAGGATTGCTTCGAGGAGTATCCTGGGTCCATCTACCGTTTGGACAGTCACATACAGTACTTGCAGTGGCTGGCGGACAATACCTTGAGCAAGGTATTGCGCAACAAGGTGAGGTTGTGATGAAAAAGCCGATCAAAGTGTTTGGAAAGGAATACCCTACCATTAAGGCTGGGGTGTTTGCCTACTTGGATGAGAAGAAGGTATACACAGGGACAGTAGTACCGCCCAGCTTTCAAGAGTTCAACGTGGAGACAGGAAATAACCTAGTACACGGTTGTTATGGGGCTCGTCTAGACGAGTACTGCATAATAAATCATGTAGATCGTATCAAGCTAAGGACAGGGGTAGCCTCCTCAAGATTCACACCTAGGAAGGAGCGGCTGCATATGCAGGAACAGGCTGCCAAAGAGGTGCGTGTACAGAATGTGCCAGCAACTCGCAAAAAGGCCGGTAAAAAGATCAGAGTAGGTAATCTGCTCATAAGCAAGGACACAAAACGAGACCCAGAGTTCGAGTCGTTTCTCAACGAGAAGTCACCAGTGATACAGGCGTTCTTCATGGACCTTAGAAGGGAATACATGAGACGCTGTAATAGACACCCTGGGGATGTGCGGGTTATCAACACCCAGACTCCCAACGGTAGCCACGAGACGATTGTAATACGTGGTGTTGAGCAGTACGTGCTCAATAATAAACGGGCCAAGG